GCGCACCACACGCGCACGATCCTGATTCTCCGTGACCAGCTTGAGAATGCCCTGGAACAGGGCGCGCATCCCGGTTTCGGCGAAAATCCGGGCGATCAGCTCAAGATGCTGCTGCGCGGCGCTGACAGTCGCGGCGACCGCCGCGCGTGTGGTGCTCTGTAACGCATCGGCCTGCAAGCCCATCGCGGCCTTGCTCATGCCGGTGCGAGTCTCGCGTACCTCGTCGAGGTATCCGAGCATGGGGAACGCGGCCTGACCGACGAACGGCACAGAGAACGGTTGCACCGCCCCAGCCTGGCGCATACGGATGATGCCACCGACCTCAGTGTTCAGCACGTCGTCCATGTTCGCCTGCCCTTCGACAACACCCACTCGAGGGTGGATGGCGAGCGAGAGCGAGTCGAGCATGTTGCGCAGGATCGCCGACTTGATCTTCTGCAAGTCTGCCGTGTAGTCAAACATTGAAAGCCCGATCAGGGCGTGCGGCTCAGGGTCTGGGCAGAAGAGTGCGAACGGCGCGTGCGAGCACGGTTCGTTCATCACCATTTTGTAGCCGGGGCCGATCGTGCACACTTTGCGCAACTCAGAGATGCCGTCCTTGTCGTAGTCCACTCGCACATACGCTTCGCAATAAAGAACTCGCTTGTCGTCTTGCGTGCCACCGGGGCCATAGGACTGCGCATACGGGTTACGCGCCAAATACTCGTCGTTGGTGTCGAGTTCGTAGACACCCATCTGCGCGCTCACCTCTTCCTCGTTGTAGCCCAAGGCCACAAGGTCAGAGACGCGCATCATGCGACGGTGCGCCACCAGCGTCGCGTCCTCAACCGATCGCGCACGACGGTCAATCAAGAACTCCTCTGGCGGGATCGCCTCGACGCAAACTCGACCGTCTTTGTACTCGCGCTTCAGCTCCACGTCATAAATCTTTGGCGCAGGCATCGGCATACCCGTCATCGGGTCTACCATCGGCTGCCCCGTCATTGGGTCAACGGGCGGCTGGTACGTTGGGTCGTCCATCGACATGATGGCGCTGCCGACAACATTAGGCTCAGAGAGCAGCACCGTCAGCGCGGACTCATCAAGTCCAGAGTAATACTCGGTCTTGACCTCAACCTTTTCTTCCCAGACGTACTTGACGATTCCAAGCGCGCCGCGCAGCGCGTCCTTGAACGCGGAGTGCAGGATCAGAAAACCGTTGTTGTCGTTGTTGAAAATATAGTTGATGTAGTCGGTCGCCTGCTCGGCACCGGCAATGTCCTCTGCGTTCTTGGGCGCAAAGTGAACAATCTGCTTAGAGCCAAAAAAGACCTTCATCAACGACGGCATGATGCCGGCGACGGTATCTCTTACGTCGGTCGAGACGACCTGCGAGCGGCCCTCTTCTTCGTTGCCAAACGGCTCGCCACGGTAGTATTGGATGGCGCGAGCGCGAACCGGGGACAACTCTGCGTCAACGAACGACGTCGCGTCGGTCAACTCCGTGCCAACCAACGACTCGAGGTCTTCGTCCGACATCGGCTCAATGGCGCCGATCGCGGCCTCGGTCTGCTCTATAAGAGAACCTTCTTTCTGATACATAAAACCGGCACCCGTGCCGAAAAAAGGGGTCTATCTATTGTCACTTGAGAAGGGCGGCAACCTGATTCTTGGTGAGAGAAACTAGCCACGCCTCCCGATCCTTGACGCCAAAGGAGACGACGTATCCACCGTCGTGCTCCACGATACCGGGGCAGAACTCAATCTGCTCGCCACGGAAATAGAACTCACGGCCATCGGCAAACGGCTCAAGGTTGCCGTTGTACTGCACCAGCTTGTGCGCGTAATAGACCCGGTTCCTGTGCTTGCGGCGCTGGTGGACGACGCCAAGATATGAGCCGGCGTATGGGATCAACTGCGAACCACCCGACCAGCCGGCAAGCGGCGGGTAGCCGCCGAGCCATATCCGGCGGCGCACGGGGTGGATTTCGTAGGACTCGGCGGGGTGGTGCCCGTACACGACCGAGAGCTGCGCACCCTCAACGAGCGGCATCCAATTTTTCTCCATCTCGCGATTGTTCGGGCTGTGCAGGAACTCTAGGTGCTCAACGTATGTCCCATTAAGTTTGCACAACGCCGTCGTGCCACGCACCCGCGGGCCGTGGTGCAGCGCGGTCGCGGTAAACCACCACGAATTGCGCCACCAAAAGAGCCGCCCATCCTCAAGCCCATCTCGAGCAGGGATGCGCGAGTTGCGCACCATCAGGTCATCGACCCACGCCACCGACTGCTGGCTCAAATCTTGACCCAGCGTGATGAGGTAGTTGCGTGTGTTCGGCGCAGGGTCGCCACGGAACCAGATGCCGTCCTCCTCGCCGAGTTCATAGTTCACGGTGCGGACTAAGCAGCTTAGTCCACCATTGCCGTCCTTGGCGATCGACGGGTTACACGGCAGGTACTTCTCTGATTCCGGCACCGTAAGGCGCACGAAGGCGCTATCGGGCAGGTGCTCCGATAGGACTAGGCGGCCTTCGGCGGGGAAGGTGGCTTCGGGTCTTTCGGCTGCGGCACTTTCTTGGACTCCGACTTCGCTGGGGCTTTCTTGTCGAGGCGCTTTTGAAACAGCGCGACGTCGCTTGGCTTGAGCATTCATCTATCTCCTCACATGTGGATGGTTGACGGCATAGGCACCGCAAGGTCTTGCGTGGCCTGTGAAACTAATGGCGGCACGGCGGTCAGCACGCGCAGGTGCGGCAGCGCGTACCACTCGAGCAGGATATCGACCGGCGTGTTGGCGGGTTTTGTGTACTTCTGCAAGGTGGGGATGGCGCGACGGCGGTGCCAGATCGCGGCGGTGCAGAGCGGGTACTTGATCTCGTACAGCTCTCGGTGCACTTGCTGGATAGGCTTGCCATCTGTGCAGCACGAATTCATGTACACAAGGTCACACCACTCTGGGATCTCTTGGCGCAGGATCTTCCAACGCTCGTTGAAGTTATCTGGCAGGATGAAGTCATCTTCAAAGATCACGAACTCCTCATGCCCCTCGCGCCATGCGATCTGCCAGGCGATGTGCCACGACAACACTAGGCAGGTCGCGCCACGGGTAACAAAATAATCCGTGTGCATCGGAATCTCTGACTTGACCTGCATGGTCTTGCCGAAGATGCCGTAGATAAAATCCAACTCAATGCCCGCCTTCGCCGCCTGCTGGCGTGCGTGCTCGGTGCGCTCTGGAGTCTCCGCGAGCGTGATGCAGTAATACTTCATCGATCCCTCACAAAAAAGAGCAGCGTGGGGCGGCCCCAGCCAGACCCCTGCCGCTTGTCGGTTTCGCGGAACTTGCACGACGTGATCCAGTCGCACTTGAAGCCGTTTTCGTAAAAGCGGTCAATCCAATACTCGGTCAACTGCTCGTTGACGTGGTGATGACCACCCTGCCCGGGCAGCGCGTGGCACATGAGTACATACTTGCAGCGCGCCATCGTCGCAAACCAGTTCGGCTCGCACTTCTGCTCAACGTGCTCCACAAACTCGGTGCAGATCGCAAGGTCGTAATCGCGGTCAAGAACGTATGGCCCCTTCTCGTAGTCGTGTGCGACCAGAATCTCCTTGACCGGACTTTCGGCTAAGGCAATCGGATGCCCTTCCACGCCGCGTGCGTCAAACCCGAGGTCGTGCCACCAGCGGATGTTATGGCCCATGCCCGCACCAATGTCGATCACCGACCTGATGCCGTAGGTCAGCGCCAAGTACCCCCAAATGTCAGGCATCCACGTCGCGCGGTCGCCCTCTGGAATGTAACCGCCTAGATGCGCGATGCTCATACCACTCCCCGAATCTGTCTCTTGACCGACTTCGCCCACGTCGGCGCGTACACGCCGTTACCTGTCGCGGCCTCGCTTGCAAACGTCAGCACAAATGCGTCGGCCACGTCGGGTGAGGCCAGCCCGCGTCGCTTCATGTCGTCCTTGCTCTCAAGTTTCAACTTGCCGTTCGACATGAACGAATAGCGTGGCGAGGATAATTCATTGACCAGGCGCTCGTCACGCGGCAGTTTGCAATCGCGCGCCTCGAGCCATGCCTTCGCCTTGGCCCACAACTCGGCGCGCAGGTTCATGTACTGCCCCTTGAACGCGGGCGACTCGCCGACGTTGATGCCACGGGCGGGTAACTTCAGCTCGCGTAGGCGATCGACCACGCCGGCGCCCAAGCCGATGCTGTCTATGAGTATTTCGGCAGGACGATCCTTGAAGTCGGTGGACTCGTACTCGTGCAGCACCGCGCCGGTCAGCGCCATGAGGTCGAGGTTCTTCCAGGTCTTGACCTTATC